TGTGCCTGTGTAGAAACTATTGTCATTAAATGTGTCGCTGTCCATATGATATATTCTTACGCTATCTGTATAGGTTTCATCATCTACATCGCCATATACTAATACATCTACATATTGATTTCCTGTTATCATACTACTTGACATAGTTCTACTTAATCCGCTGCCTGTTAGACTATTTGTTATATCACTGCCGCTATCATTGTATGCTTTCCAGGTTGCTGTGATTGCATCTTCCATACCGCTATTTGCTAACTCTAAACGAATGTTAGAAGGTGTTGTAGATTGTTGTTGTGTTCTAAATGCTTTGTTTGTTGCTAATAGTTTGATTAGTTTTCCATCTGGTGCGTCATAGTTATATGGACGACTATTTACTATGATATTGTATGCTGGTAAAGAGAATATATCGCCTGCACTGTCTTTGTATCTTACAGTAGGACGAACTATGCCTGTTGATTCTGATAGTCCTGTGATTTCGTATTTCACATATTCATCTGCGGTGTCATTAACAGGCGATCCTAATGTTATATTGTCTTCTGTGATATCTGCTACACGCCAGGTGTTGTTTGACATTAGACTGTCTGTAGTTGCTGTAGATAGATTTATCTTTTCTAATCCTATTCTAACTTGTATATATAGATAATACTCATAGTTAGTAAAGTCATTAGCACCTTGACTTGTTTGTTGTATTGTTATTGCATTAGGGAATGTTTCTAACACTGGTGTATTTACTCCAAATGTTAGTGCAAGACCTTTACTTGTGTTGATATAACTATCTGGTTGCCATACTACAACCTTACTATCGCTATATGCTGATACATATCCGCCTTGTCTTATAGTTCTTACCTTGACATAATATACACCTGTGTCAAACCCTCTAAAGTCCATTGTTTCTATAGTGTTTCGTGTGTAGTTTTTGCGTTTGCTACTGTAGCGTGTAAAGTTTGTGTTATCTTCACTTACATACCATTCTACTTCTGACGGTGGATTGTCTCCTGGTATTGTCATACTCATTTTGAAGAAAGGACTATCACTATTATAACTATATCCTGATAGTTTAGGTGCGTTAGGAGTTGTTAGTCTTGTATATACAGGAATATCTGTATTTGAGGCTGGAGTATATTGTGCAATATCCTGTGCGTGATTATATACATCTGCGTTGTATTCTAATGCTGTGATTTCTGTATATACACCGCCATTGTTGTCTGTTGATTCTTTTACTCTTATTATTCTATATAGTTTTTCTGTCCATCCATATACACTATTAGTAATCTTTACTACTGCACCTGCTTGTAGTTGAATAGCACTGTAGTCTGCTACGAAACTTACTACTAAGTCATCTCTAACTTGCTTTAGTTCTTGTTGTGCTAACAGTTCTGCCTGCATATTGTTATTCACTAACTTATAATCTAATGTAAGTGTGTTATCTGGCTCTAAATCATTACGCAGAGAAGCACTTATTTCTATGCTAACGAAATCTTTTTGATCTTCATTGTCTGTGTTATAGAACCTTGCTTCTGCTTTGTTGTATAGTGCTGATAGAGGCGTTGTTGTTAGTGTTATTTCGCTAATAATATTATCGTCATCAAACACGAAGGCGTTAGTAGTTGTTTCTGCCTTATTGATATTTACTTTCCATTTACCTTGTAAGAAGTCATATATCAACCAACTATTACAACTAAATAGGATCTGATCTAAGTTTGCCTGGACATTTGCTCCAGTATCTACTATACCGTTTATTTCATATAGATTGCGTGTTTGTGATGTGGATAAGTAATCTACATAAGTGATAGATGTATTACTATAGTTTTTCAAGTCTGTTGTGATAGTGCTTGTATCTATTTCATTTGCTGCTATACCTGCTCCATAGCGTGTGCTTGTCATATAATCATACAATACATCGCCTGGATTGTTTAGCGTGTTAGTCATCTTAAATACAACATTAGGTAATCCTGTTAGTCCTTTTTCTGCATCAAAGTCTATTTGTATAACTGCAAATACTAAGTCTGTCATATTATCATTACTGTTCCATCCAGGAACAATATTATATGCATTGTTGCTACCGCCTAATATAGCGTTAGAACTACTACTATTGCCTGCCCACGCATATACTCTTATTTTATCTTTGTAATCTGTATCTACATTTCCGTCTCTGTCTGTAGCACTTTGGACAACGCCGCTGCTGTTGATAGTAAGTTCTTTGTCATTCCAGAATACTGTATCAATACTAAATGTGCCTGTTTGTGTTTTTTCACTTAATGCTAACACATATGTCATAGTTTTGTTTTCATTAGATATTTGTGCATCTACAATATTTCCGCCTTTGAATACTGTTCCATACACTACTGGGATTCTATTATCCATACCTGGAGGAAGTTGAAGTCTATTACCTGCTGGCGTAGTTTCTTGTGCTCCTGATCCTGTGTTAGCACCAGCACCTCTTCCACCGCCTAATATACTACTTGTTGCTGATCCTAATCCTGCTGCAACTATACTTGTTGTAATAGTTCCTAATGTAGTTGCGGCGAAGGTTGCTCCAAACGCTGATGCTACAAGTGAGCCTGCTGCCATTGTAAATATTGCCATCTTATATTTCCTTCATATATAATGTTTCTTTAGGAGTAAATCCTCTTTTTTCTAAGTTATAGTCTTTAGTAGTAGTTTCCATACTTGTTGCTGTATAACCTACTACATTGTTTTCTTTTAACAAGCGAGCACCTTCTTTCATATATGCTACGAATAGTTTTCCGCCTGCTAATGTTGTTCTATAATCTACTTCTACATAGTATATCATTTCTTTTAGAAACACTTTGTCTGGATACCATAAGTTAGGTTCTTTTACTGCTATTAATACACCAACTACACGCTGGTCTGTTTCATACACCCATACATACCCTATATGTAATAGTTTTGTTATCATACTATAGATATGTTCTCTATCTGGTTGTGTAGTATGACTTGTATAAGCATTATCTTCTGTTAGAAACTTGATAACTAACTCTGTTATGCTTAATGCGTCTTTATGAGTGCCTAATCTGATCATACTGCTGAATAACTCACTGTATGGATATCACCTGTAATAGGATCTGTATATGTGCTTGATTGTCCTGGGCCTAAATCTCTTATTGAGTCATTTACGAACTGATTACCTCTATAGGGCATACCAAAGTCAAATGCTTTATTATGTAGTGTAGGCACATTATCAAAAGATGTGTCTGTGCTATAGAAGCGTTTCATATCTCTTGGATTAGTTCTGCGTCCGCTTACTTTATTATGTAGAATATTACGATGACTATGACAGGTTAAACTAACGGTATTTGTTCTATCTTTGTCATCATTGTCTTCTGTGATAGTATATCCATCTACATAACCTTTGAAGCGTAGATATACACCATCACCTATAGGGTTGCGTGTATCTACATCCATAAATGCTCTATATATACTAATGCTGCTGCCTTTTACATTACTGCCTAATACTAAACTCATCATACTTGGATTTGTAGGTATTCCTGATAGTGCTAAATCTACATTACCTACACCTGTTTGTGCATCATACACGAAACCGCCTACTGCTAATAAATGTCCTAACGGTGTATATGTATTAGAGTTATGCGTGATTTCTTTGTATGCATCTGTGATATAATATGTTGTGTTATCTACCTCTAAGTCCATTAGAAAGCAGGTGTTTATATAATCTTGACTTACTGCTGTTTCTAATGTCATTATGGTAGCACCTCCATTAGTTGTAAATCGCCATTAAATGCTATAAATCTACCTGGTGTTATGCTGTATGTGGGCATAGATAATGCTTGCACATAGAAGGTTATGCTATCGCCTGTGTTGATATTTGTGCCTGCGCTTGGCGTGTCTAATAGTCCTCTGTGCAGATTTACTACTACTGTGCTATTACCGCCTCTTACTACTTCACTTGTTATAGTATATGCATAAGCACTTCCTACAGGTTGAATATAGTCGCCTTTTGCAAACATTACTGTAGCACTGCTTACTGGAGGAAGACTTGTTAGTGTTATAGTATTACTACCTACACTGCTTATTTCTAAATCTGCAAGTTGAGTAGGTGTTAGTTCGCCTTTGTATTCTGTGATCCAGGTCATATTAGGATTGTTAGAGAAACTTACAGTTTCTGGTAGTATTCTATCTACTCTATCTAACTCTTCTAATAAGTCTCTGTTTGTTTCATACTTTAATCCTGGAGGAGGTGCAATATCAAACTGCCATACTCTATCTCCACGCTCTGCTGTCTTTATTCTATTGCTGCGTGATATAGTTTGTGCTGCTATTGCTCTTCTATTGATACTAATATTAGTAGCACCGTCTATTATTGTTTGTATGCTCATTATACTCTTCTCCTGTTAGGCATATTTCTTGCCCCTGTCATTGCTATACTATGTATAAACTCTGGATCTGCTGCTACCATTTGCTTAAACGAACGAGCATCAACAGCATTGATATTATAGTTAATAGTTTGTGAGCCACCACCTACATTATTCAACGGTGTTATATTAGCAGGTCCGCTAATAAGTTCTGGACCCTCTTCTCCTACAAGTCCAACTGATCCTGGCGTGATATAGCCACCATCTTTGAATCCCAGTATTTTGCCAAAGCCTTTTAGTGCGCCACCTATGCCGCCACTTATGCCGCCACTAAATAGGTTTAGTGCTGCTGCTTTAAGTTGTGCTCTTATCATATCCTTGATCATACTATCTACAAGACTTCCAAAGTTTATCTTACCGTTATCTACAAGTTGATCTATAGCATCTTCCATACCGCCAAATAAGATACTTGCTTGTTCTTGTGCCATTTTGATTTCATCTGTAGCATCGTTTGATAGTTCTTTCCATTTCTGGTTAAATGCTTCTATAGATGATATCTCTGTTTCTAATCCAAACTGATCCTTATAATCTTGTATTTTTTGTGCTACTTCTTCTGTGGTGTATCCTACATTTTCTAATGCTTCTCTATAGACATCTATACTTTCTGTAGCATATTCTTGTGTTCTTGCACTTTCATTTACTTCGTCTGTTAATGCTTTTTGGAACTCTACTAATGTTTGTATTTCTTCTTTTGCTTTATCACTTGACTGCCCTAAAGAGTCCATACCTTGAGCATAAGTGTCTATATTTATTCTGCCTGCTGCTAACTCGTCATTTAGTCTTGCTATTGCTTGTTGTTGATATACACTTTCTTTTGCGGCTGCGGCACTACTATTGATAAGTCCTTCATAATAATCTTCAAATGTGTTGCTACCTCTATCAAAAGATGATATCATATCATTATATTCACCTGTAAGTCTTGCTTGCTCTTGTCTTACTATAGCCATAGCCTCTTGTAAGTCATAGTGATCCTCTGTAGAAGTGCCCAGACTTGCTGTAAGTTCTGCTAATACTTGTTGTGTTTTAGCATACTCTTCTCTATTACGCTGTAAAGGTGATTTAGCCTTTTCTATGTTTTTAGTATAAGTATCTATTGCTTCTAACTCATCTACTAAACCACGCATTGCTCGCTGTCTTGCTTGTTGTAGTGCGTTTTGTGCTTCTGTAAGTTTTTTTGCTGATTCCGCTGCTGCTTCTTGTGCTTTTACTTGTTCTTGTAAGTTAGATACCATTTCGCGGACAGTGTCTATACTAACACCCATTTCATCTGCTACATCTTGTAGTGATTCTTCTATTTGTGTTAGACCCATTTCCGCACCACGAAGTGCTTGACCTGCATAATAATACTCACTACTATTTTTATTAGTGATATCTGTAAGTTCTTGTGTTGAGTCTGCTACGACTTGCTGTTGTCTATCATATTTTTCCATAATAGATATGACATCGCCAAAGTCTTTCTGTAGTTCTTCTAATCTTGCTGATGCTGTTCCTAATGCTTGACTATTGACTAACGATTCTGGAGTTGCTTTTTCTAAATCTGTCTGTGCTCCTGCTAAATCTCGCATACCTCTTGACAGATTTTCTAATAATCCTACATATATTTCTTCTATGCCTGATTCTTTTGCGAAGGATGCTAACATTTTACTTGCCGCATCACTTACTTCTTGCTCTAACTGCTGGATTGTTTTCTGTGTCTGTCCAAATGCTATTTCTATTGCGTTAGAACTTTCTAACATCTTAAAGAATGCTTCTGCTGTTAAATCACCTGCTTGTGATAACTCACGCAACTCGCCTACAGTGATACCACTTTCACGAGCCATAATGTTTAGTGCTGGACCTAATGCTTCTACAATACTGTTAAACTCATCGCCTCTGACTTGGCCACTTGCCATTGCTTGTCCAAACTGTCTAATAGCACCTGCGGCTGTGCCTGCATCTGCACCTGATAGTGCTAATGCTTTTTGGAACTTACCCATAACATTGACAACTTGCTCTTGGCTCTTATTCATTGTCTCTGTTGCGAGTGTAAGTTTAGTATATAAATCTACGGTATCTGAGAAACTTGCTCTATTTGCTAATGCCGCATTATTTAGCATAGCCATAGTTTGTTCCATTTCTACTTGCGAACCTGTTATTAGTTTTAACTGGTTTTCGTAGTTCTGGAACTCTGCCGCACTATTTTTTAGTGCCATACCCAGTTTAACTACACTTTCAACTACGAACTTGATACCTTCAGCATATAGATTGCCCTTGACATTTGCAGATGTCATTTTGCTGCCTACGCCGTCAATACTATTTTTTACATCTCTAAGATCTTTTCTGCCTTGGACTTTAATCTTTAATAAGATTTCTTCTATTGTTTGTGCCATTAGTTTAGTTTCCTTTTAATATAACTACGAAGGTGTTGTATTGTAGGGATTGTCATACC